ACCTCGTGCTTCGTCTCGCCGCAGTCGAGGAAGGCGCACTACGCTACGCGCTGGTGCTCGACCCCGACGTCGACCAGGCCGCGGCCATGTTGACCGACGCGCCGATCGCGCTGTGTCACGCGGCGACGAGCCTGCGCAACCTCGTCCCGATCTCGCCGCTGCCCGCGGCCAGCGAAGCAGTGGCGCAGCTCGTTGTTGCCGCGCTCGGCGACGCCACCCTTGCACACGCGATGGAGCGGCTCGCGATCGTCGCCGCCAGCGCGGCCTGCAACCAGGTGGTGCTGACCATCCCCGATGTCGCACGCTGCGCGATCACCGACCGCGACATCACCGCGCCCGATCTGGTCGGCAGCCTGGCTTCCCGCCTCGCAGACGAGGTCGACGGCTACTTCGAGGGCGAGCTGCTGCTCAGCGGCGAGATGCTGCGCGGCGTGGTGCAATACCGCCGCGGTGCGCCAAGCGACGTCACCGACATGGCGGTCGGGCGCATCGAACGCGCCGGCAACGCGGTCGATGTCCTGGTCGTGTGGCAATCCGCCCGGCCGGCACCGGTTGAGGGCGACACCAGCCGCCGCGTGGTGACCGGCACGGTGATGAGCTTCCTCAACGCGCGCGTGCAGCCCGCCTCTGCAGTTCGTGCCGGCGCACGCGCTGCCCAGGCCGTGTTGCACGTCCAGGCCGAGACCGTCTCGGAGTAGCGCGCCGTGAGGAAGCCCGACGATCTGAAAGCCAAGCTTCTCGCGCAGGTCGAATACCTGCGCGAGCATCCCGAGTCGCTGTCGCTCTTCACCGACAGCGGCCGGGTGACATGCCGCGCGACCGGCACGCTCTCCTACGAGCAACGCTATAAGCTCGTCCTGGTCGTGCAGGATTACGCCGGCGACCTGAACCACCTCATTGTGCCGCTGCTCGCTTGGTTGGCGGTCAACCAGCCCGACGCGCTCGAGCGCGCGCCGAACGAACCCTTCACCTTCGAGACCGAGATCCTTGAGGCCGGCGCGCAGGACGTGTCGATTGAGCTCGAGCTGACCGAGCTCGTGCGCGTCGAGGTGGTCGACGGCGCGTGGAAGATCACACCCCTGCCCGAGCCGCCCCGCATCGAGGCGTTCGCCGGCATCGACACCGCGGTGACGCTGCTGCGCGCGATGGCCGAGGACGTCGGCACCGGCGACCGGGTCGCGGCGGGTGTCTGACGATTTCGCACCGATCGAGCAGCTCGCCGGCGCGCTGCTCCGCTCGCTGTCCTCATCCGAACGGCGCACGCTCCTGCGCCGCATGGCGCGCGAGCTGCGCCAGAGCCAGTCGGCGCGGATCGGCGCGCAGAAGAACCCCGATGGATCCGCGTTCGCCGCGCGCCGTCCGCGTCGCGAGCAGAAGCCCGGCGCGTTCGCCGTCCGCTTCCTCTACCCGCTCGGCGCGGCCGAACCGCGGCTCGTCTTCATGCGTAGCTGGGTGCGGCAAGGTCCACTGATGACCGGTTTTGACGAAGAGGCCGGCGGGATCCGCAGCTTCTTCTTCGACAAGGTCGCCAAATGGCTGCCGGTTGACGCGGCCGAACAGAACGCCGGTGCCGGCAAGCTGCGCCGGCGTGGCGGCATCCGCCGCACCGCCATGTTCCGCAAGCTGCGCGGCGGTCGCTTCCTGCGCGCCGACGCGAGCGACAGCGAGGCATGGATCGGCTTCTCCGGTCGCGCGGCCGAGATCGCGCAGGTTCACCAGGAAGGGCTATTCGACACGCCGACGATGAAGAGCAAGAAGGTCCGCTACGCCCGCCGCGGCCTGCTCGGGCTGACCGAAGCCGAGCGCGGTCGAGCGATCGACATCCTGCTGGCGCATGTAGCAGAAGCGATGCCGGGCTGATGAACCAGATCAGCCGGTCAATGTGGCTATTCCAAAGAGACGCCTTAACTCTTCATCGTCAACGGCCATGTTGGCAGCTTCATCCACGACAGCGTTCGTGACCTCCATCAATGCCTGGTCAATGTATTCAAGGAAGTCTCTGGCGTCAGTGAAGTAGTTACGGAACGCGTTGCGCACGTCCTTCTTATTACCCCGCACAGCCACGATGTCTTTCTCGCCAAAAATCGCATCGATTTCGAGATCGAGCATCGCGGCGACAGCAGCTCGGTCTGTTGGATAGGCCCGTATCTCTAATGGTTCATCGGGAGTAAATATAAGGATGAGGTTTTGCGATCGGCTACGCAATACGGCATCGTTCGCGTTCAACGCGCGCAGCATCTCAATGAAACCCAACTCGACATCTAGCTTCGAGAACTCGGCGACCAGCTCCGCGTTAGAAAGGTCGGGAAGTGGACCTGAACGTCCCTCCCACACGCGCGATATAAGCTCGCTGGCTAAGATGAATATCTGCTCGTAGCGCTTGTCGCCTTCCTTGAACTTAGGGTTGCTTTTGGTAACGAATCCGACAACCTCAACGCATGTGGCCCATGCGTGCTGGTAGATCGTTCTGTATTGTAATTCTATCTGAAGCCCTTTGTAGGCCGCTCCACCTTTCCCACGAACGTCATAGACGTACACGTCGTGAATGCCCCGATAGCCATCGGGCTTTGGCTTCTTGATGTAGTCGTACTTGTCGGGATCGTTCCGCAACTTATGCTGGAACTTCGCGTCGTGAAGTTGTTCACGAAACTGATACAAGGCGTCAATATCCGGGAAGATAAGACGGCAGCCGGCTACATCGTCCATCCGATGCAAGCGCATTTTTGGGAAGCGGCGCAGCTTCCGAAAAATCGTAGTTCTACGTTTGTGTCGCTGAACAACGGCGACGTCTTGCCCTCTGGTGCGACCACGAAGCATCGCTTGAAAGCTGTTAATTACGTAGGCATGAGCGCCCCGCCATAAGTAGATCACTCGTAAGTCGTCTGCCGTTGGATTGCCATCTCTGACCGCGTCGCCAGCTCTGCTCACTCTTTCACGCGAACCGCCCGGATAGGGATGTGGATCAGCCACGGCACAGCTCTCCTCGAGCGGGTTGTTCGATGCCAAAGGCACATCCTACGCGTGCCATCCTGTAGAAAGCAATTCTACAACACCGCCCGACTAGCCGCCCATGCGCGCGCGCGCCGACATGGCCGCGATGTCCGGCACCAACTCCACTAGCGTCGACCTGTCGCGCCTGCCCGCGCCTGTGATCGTGCCGCAGCTCGGCTTCGACGCGATCGTCGCCGAGCTGGTCGCCGACGTGCAGGCACGGCTGCCGTCGTTCGATGCCACAATCGACAGCGACCCGGCGGTGAAGGTGCTGCAGGTCGCCGCCTATCGCGAAATGCTGGTGCGCGCCGACGCACAGGACGGCGCGCTGCAGACGCTCGTCGCCTACGCCACCGGTGCCACGCTCGACCACCTCGCCGCCCGCATGGGCGTGACCCGCCTGACGATCGCGCCCGCTAACGCCGCCACCGGTGCCGCGGCGGAACTCGAGAGCGACGACGATCTGCGCCAACGCATCGTCCTCGCGCCCGAGTCATATTCGGTCGCTGGTCCCGAGCTGGCCTACGTCTTCCACGCGAAAACCGCCTCCCCCCTCGTGATCGACGCCAGCGCCACCAGCCCCGCGCGCGGCGAGGTGCTCGTCGCCATCCTGTCGAGCGAGGCCGCGGACGGCACCGCCTCGCCCGCGCTGCTCGACCAGGTGCGCGCCGTCGTCACCGACAAGAAGATCCGGCCGCTCGGCGATGCGGTGACCGTCGCCTCGGCCGAGATCGTGTCCTACGCGATTGACGCCACCATCTTCCCCTTCGACGGCCCCGACGCGGATCTGCTGATCGCGACCGGCCGCACACGGCTCGACGCGTATGTCGCCGATCGTCGCAAGCTTGGCCTCGCCGTGCGCCGCACCGGCATCGCCGCGGCGTTGACCGTGCCCGGCGTCGAGAACGTCGTCGTGACCGCACCGGCCGAGGACGTACTGTGCGAGCAGACACAGAGCAGCCATTGCACCGGGATCACCGTGCAGCGTGGCTGACCTTCTCCCGCCCAACGCCACGCCGCTCGAGCGCGCGCTCGCTGCCGCAACTGCGCGGCTCGAGGACGTGCCCGTCGACCTCGCCCCGCTGATC